AGCCTGTTGTGCTTGTTATCTCTGTTAATGAGGATACTTTTGTAGTTGCCATCTGTTACTCCGTTATAATGTATGCGTATGGTGTGTGTTCTGCTAAGATATAAGAACCATTCTCTGCTAAAATTTCCTGTGCAGTTGTGAATACAGGGTCTGTGAATCTTTCTTCTTGTCTTCTATTGGCTAAGATAGTTAATAATTTATGTCTCTTCCAGTGACCTCTTCTTATAGGTGGAAATCGTTTAACTAAACTAGAGAATGTGCCACGCTTGGCCATTAAAGTCTATCCTCAGCCATCTTACGACCTATACGTCTACGTTGTTTAAGAGAGGCTAACTCATCATTAACAACCTCCACTAGAGGAGCAAATGATATACGTTTAGCTATTGATTGCTTCTTATTTATTTTTCCTGTCTGTATCTCTACCTTCTTTGTTTTAACTAACTTCTTTAAATCGCCAGGTGTCGACATAAGACCAGTATGGTCAGCTTCTTTAATTGTTGTAGGGGTGTTACCTTTACTGTGTATTTTACTTTTTAATTCCTTACCTGTCTCTACTGTAGGGTTGGAATAAGATTTATCTTTTACTGGGTCTAAATCTTCTTCGGGCTGTATCATCTCATCCAGCATTTGCTGTATTTCATCCACTTCCGAATCAAAATCAACTTCTGGTTCTTTAAATTCTAAACCATTCTCTTGTAAGAATAACTCAATATCTTCCGGAGTTGCTCCAGGGTTCTCTAATTTATAAGCCTTCTCTACTAATTGATTATAAATCTTAGCTATCTTTTCTTTTATCTTGTCTAACTCTAATCCAAAAGAAGAGTCTTCAAATAAGTCTTGTATGAACATAAGTCCTCTAATAATTAGTTAAACAAAACCCCCTCAGGTTTTAAGTGAAGGGGTAGAGTTTAACTAACTACTATCTGTCAGTTACAAACGCAAAGCCAGAAGTATTACGTAATTCACCCACACCATATATAGTATCAGAAGTAAACAAGTCACCTAAGTGCTCTTGCTTATACTGAGTCTGTGAACGTACACCCATCTGCTCAGCTAACGCTAACGCATCTTTGTGTAGCAATAGGCCGATATCGTGAACAGTAGTTCCTAACGAAGTAGTAGTTCCCATATTGTTTGTGATGTAAACATCTACACCATAAATCATACCAACTTTACCAGTCTTGATTGCATCACCTGAACCAATATAAGCTTGCTCAGTGAAACGAGAAAGGCCTAATAGGTCAGTGTACTGACGTGGAGTTAAAACAAAAGCACGACCATCTTGTGGTACGTCAGCTAAGTCTAACTTTTCAATCATACCACGGATAGCTGCATCACCACCAGAAGCTAGAGAGATTGCATTACCAGCACTTGTTGAAGCAGTACGGTCCCAATCAGCTAGAACACCAGCCGTTGAAAACACCTGTGCCTTATTCCAACCAGCAGTACCAGTAGTACCATTACCACTATTCAAGTTAGCTGCCGCATTAAACAAGTCCGTGTCTACTTGAGTAGCTAGTGCATAACCAGCATCATCAGTATAGAACTTACGTAATGAAGATAGACCTTGTACTTCTACGATGTCTTCAATCAACACTGAGTATTCATAGTGCTTATCAATAGATACAGAAGTTACACCGTGTGTATCATCTTGAATCTTAACTTGTGTATTAACTGCTTTAGAAGTAGCTGATCCACGTACTGGAGTAGGAATGTGAATGTTATCACCTTTCTTACCCTTATGATTAATAGTAGTTACTAGATTAGCAATTACTAGATTCTTTTTGTAGCCTGCGATTACTTCATCAGACCATAGTTCAGGTACGAACGTTGCCGCTACACCTGAGCCTCCCTTTGCTGTTTGGTTATTTGTTCCAATTACACCTGTTGCCATTTTACTTTCCTCTTATTATTATTATTTTACCCGCCCTTCAGCATATGCAGCCAGTATTTCATCTGCCAGTGAATCATATCGTCTAGGGTCGGTTTGTTTTAAACGTATTAAATCAGCCCTACGGTAGATTTTTTTACCTGCTGTGGATTCACCAGAAGCACGTGATACTCCGTTGCCTGTCTTTAAAGCTTCCTTCCTATTAGACTCTTGTTCCGCATTAACCTCTTGTGTCTTGGAAATCATTTGACGTTCTTTCCAATTCGTAATTAGTTCATCTGCAGCATCAAAGTTATATTGGTCCGCTTCTTGATACAGTCGCTGTCGTATCTTACTTCCACTAATCCACTCCTGAAATCCTCCATCACTAATGATTTTTTGGAAGTCAGGATGTGTCTTCTCAAGTTGCTGTGCAGTCATACTAGCTTGTTGCTGTTGTGTCTGTGCAGAAAACTCTTTGAACTTTGGATGATTCTCTATAATTCTCCTTACCGAATCCTCGGGGTTATCATAGAAGTCCATCTCTGGTTCTGTGCTGGTAGTATCTGTTGTTGGTTGGCTTAACTGTTGTTGTAGATATGTATCAGTTAATTTACGTAACTCTCCAATTTCCTGTCCCTTACGTCCTAATTCTTTCTCTAGGTTTTCGTAAGCATCAGCTATATCAGCTGCGGACTTTCCTTGGAATTTAGATGGAAGTTCTGGTTCTTCTGAAACCGCTTCTATCTCTTCTACTGGTTCAACGGTATTATCTAACGTATCTTCCAGTGTTACTTCGTTTACTTCTTCTTGTTCTACGACCTCAGGGTCAACTACTCTGCTACTCATATTGCTTTCTCCGTCTTATAATAAGATTGTGGATTTATAAAATGTTGGGGCTAGTCTATTCGTCTAGATTGTCCAACGCTAGTTTGGTGCTTTCTTCCATATTAACAAACATATTTAGGAAAGACACCTGTCCTTTACGTAAGTGTAAAGTGTTTAGGTCCTCGATATCATAGATTTTCTCTAACGATTCTGCTAGTTGTGAGAACTCTTCAGTGAGTCCTCGCCAGCCATCGTGTTGAAATAAATCTAAACGTTTCTCGAGTAATTCTTTATCCGTCACGCTACTCTTGCCTTAGCTAAGTTAAGTAGTGTTTCTGATTGTAGGTGTTCAACTTCAGGAATATTTCTCATAGTCTCTGAACGTGTGTGCTCAAGCTTAGCCATCTTCTCAGCTAACTCTAACTGTTTCTTAGCTAGTGCTTCTTGAGATACTTTATCACCTGCATCTACTTGTAATTTCTGTGTTTGAGCATATAGCTTACCAATCTCTGCTTCTAGCTCAGCATTTTCCAGCATAGCCTTTTGTAGTTCTATCTGCTGTGCTTGTTGTGCTTGAGGATTTGGTTGTAACATCTGTTGTACTGCCGCTACTAACTCATCTCTATTATTAAGAGAACTGTTCTCAAAGATACTAGTTAGGATAACACCAAAAGCTGGAGAGCTTTGTGGTACCATACTTAACATCTGAATCATCTGAGTAGTCTCCAATTCTTTAGCCATAATGCCTAGAGAGCTATAAGGTAAAAACTTATAATCTGTTACTGGGTATCTCTGTGGATCAAATTGTATCTTTCTCCAAGCTACTTTATTAATCATAGGGACTAAGAAACTGTCCTGGAAGTTCATTAAAGTTCTCTTCTGGCGTTTAATTGATGCCGCCTGTAACATACTCATTCCTGAGGCGGTAGAGTTTCGAGGGTTGGACATATTGCTATTGGCAGTATCCATAGCACCTGTGCCCATTTGAACCATTCTTTCTAGCTCTGCGGTTTCTGTGAAGGTAGAGTTGGCTAGACTACCGAAGTTCAACGGCATCAAAACGGATTTAGGATCACCATTAGTAAGAATAGTCTTACCTGGCCTGATGTCAAACTTAGTGCCACGAGGCAGTCTAGTTGCATCTAATCCCATCATAGGGTGTGTAGTTAACGCTAAAGTATCAATACGTGCTCTTAACTCTGCATCTAAAGCCTTCTGTGGGTTATACCCTTTCTCTGTTATACCTCTACCCCAGAACTTACCAGGTACTTTATCGTGCTGATAGGCCACGAATGGTCTATCCTTCATCATATATGGATTCTCTACTGCTCTTAGAACAGCTGAATCGTTAGCAATAGTGACTACTGCTTCTACTAACTCATCGTCTTCGTAATCAAACTGGTCAGTTTCTTCCGCACTATTCTTAAGAAACTTCTTAGGGACGAGACCCCAATACTCAACGATCTTGACTTTATCATCCTCATCAGTAGATGCGGAGTTTTCATCATCGAACCCAAAGTCAGCTTTATCGTAGCTACCAATTGGTTTATCTTCATATATACCATCTTTAATTCCTTGTGTAATTTGATATCTAGGCTTAATAACAATATGTGCTACGCCTAGAGCATCTTTAATCTCTGTTGCAGTAGGATCAATAACAAACTCTTTAGGAGATACTGGCTCTACTTTAACACTAATGTATGGTATCTCAGTTGTTCCTCTTGAAGTTGTTAGTGTTCCTTGTACTGGCTGCTCTGTAGGGACCACTTCGATCTCTTCAGTTACAATTAGCTTGCCAATTCCTGTTCCGTATAACGCAGCATTAAGCATACTCTCTGCAATAGCTGCTTTAGCACCATCTCTTTCTAAGTCTTCGTGTAGTAATTTACGAATATACTCTATGTCTCCACCTTCCTGATCCAACATATCATCTTGAATGTCAAACCAACGTTCTCTACCAAACGTAGCTTCCTCTAATTCTGCCACTGTGGCCTCAACAGCCTGTTGTGTAGCAGGAGAAATTAGACGAGACTTCTCTGACTGTCTAGTCTTGTCTTCCTCGGACCAAACACCACGCCATATACGGTAGTATTCGTCCCACTTAGACAAGTAATTAGAGTTTCTGTGTTCTTCCCAGTTCTCTACTCTCCCTAATACCCACTCTCTAAGAGGTGACATAGGGTCTTTATAACTTAAGCTGTCTTTTTCCATTAATATCCTGCTACTGCATCCATAGGTTCCCACTCATCTAACTCAATACTGCTAGCATAGTCAGCAACACTTACCTGATCTATATAAGCTAACGAATCAAGCAAGTCATCGTGGCTAAGTGGAGAAGGAAAGTCCATTAGTTGTGAAATAAAGGGACCATTCCAATCTGCCTTCCTTAATTTAATCTTACCGTGCTCTAATCTACCTTGTAGGGACCACGTAATTCTATCAATCTTTCTTTTACCACCGTGAGTAACATCAGTTATGTTAACCCACCTGCTCTTGCTTCTCATCTCGTCTTCTAAGTAAGGCATAATGGCATTCTTTAATGCACCTGATTCAATACCTACTGATGCTGCTTCACAATCTACTGCGGCATTAAGGATTCTTGTGGCAGTTTCTTTAATACCCCACCTACCGTGGTAAATATCCTTAACTAACCACTCATCACCTACAATCTTTACTACTGATATTGCAGTTTCATCAAGCTTACTTGACTTTAAACCTCTTTCCTTACTGGCTGCTTCAAACCCTGCCGGGTCTACTGAGACCACGTAGTGTCCTATTGTACCTTCTTTAAAGTCCTTCTCGTCCTCTACGTACTTTATCCACTCTTCCTTGAAAATACCTCCACTGAAGCTTTCAAAGGTGGCCTCGAACTCTTGTCTAAAGGCCTGTGTGGACATACTACTCTTAGCGGTCTCTATTTCTTTAGGGTCCAGTAGGGGATTATCTACTGAGTTAAACTGGAATGCCTCCCACTCTCCCTTTTTGTCCTTTATGGCATCTACATATAACTTATAGAAGTGATTCTTACCAGCAGGTGTACCGATAAATAAAGCACCACCTTTAACATCAGCCAGTGTAGGTCGAATAATCATCTCCCATACTTCTGGTTTCATACTGGCGTACTCATCTAAAACTACATACTCTAGACCTACTCCTCGAAGTGTATCTGGTCTATCAGAGCCTTTAAGATAAATCTTTCTATCGTTTATTAATGTTAATACAGCTGTGTTCTCGTGGGCTGCTTTAATAACATCAGCCCCTAGTTCCTTCAACATCCCCCACATAATATCTTTAGCTTGTTGGAATGTAGGGCCTATGTAAAACACATCCTTACTGGTTGACTGTAGGGCCTTAATTAATAACACCCAAGCAGCTAACCTTGATTTACCAAATCTTCTTCCTGCCGCAACTACTTTAAATCTAGCATCACTTGTAAAGATTTCCATCTGGGCCGGGTGGAGTTTAACCTTTATGTCAGCCATTACTGACTACCTCTGCCTCAAATATCTCTTGTTCTTTCTTTTCTTTCTTCTCTATTGCCTTTACTGACTCAACAATAATATTAATACCTAAATCTTGATGTTGATGTTTAATCTCTACTGCTTTATGTGCAGGTACAATTCTATCCATACACATCTTAAGGCAGTGTCTGTCCCCTTCCAGGGCCATCTCTATTACCTTCTCTACTATCTCAGGTCCTTTAGCGGATAATAATTCTCTACTAAGAGCTGTGTATTTGTTTACTGAACCTTTAGGTCTCCCTGCTGGGTTTAGTGGTGGAGCCCCTTTTTTCATTAAGGGATTACCTTTATTATTTCTTCTTCCGTCTGCCATTCCTTTGTCCTAAATAGGGAGGTGTTATAAAAACTATTAGCTTATACCTTTATTATACCATACTTTTCCTATAATAGCAAACTCTCTTCCCTTTCCAATATTAAATCTGTTACTTAAATAGAAGCCAAGTGGGAAATTATGACTCCTTTTATGGCCTTTTATGGTCATAAGTGGGACTTTGTGACCACTTAGGTTCAGGTAGGGTCCAGGTGGAATTAGCTTCTGATGTGCTATTGAGTCACCACACGTGTGCGTGTTGCGATAATGGGCCCCTCCCCGTGCCTCTGGTGGCTAAAAAAGGCCAGTGGTTTTGCCAGTGGCTCCACGTGGCTAAAAGGGGCCAGCAGTGGCCAGTGTGGCCATAGGAATAACACAGGGCCAGTGAGTGTGTGTGGACAGGTGTGGATAATTATGGATATAAGTGGCAGTGAGTGTGGTTAATAGACCCACATAATGGCCCGCGTGTGTCCCATTAATAGCCAGTAAAGCCATACACAGCATAGTGTGTAGAGTATGTATAAATTAATTCATAATAAACCCACCTATTTAAAATAATGTGTGTATAATTATCACCATACACCAGCACAAAGGCTGTGTGTAGTATTTTAACAACAAAGGAGTAGTAAATATG